AGGGGCGCAAAACAATAAAAGGGATATTTGATTCTGAGTACATCGACATTGAGATTGGCGGGACTGTTGGCTTTCAAAGTAATAGTCCACGGTTTGTATGTAAGACAAGCGATTTGGTTGATGCCCAAGATGCAGACTCGTTAACATTGGACGGTGATTTGTACCTGATTCGTGTAATACAACCAGATGGCACTGGAATGACTGAAATACAGCTGGAGAAGCAGTAATGCCCCATGTGCGTCAGTCAATCAGAGATAACATTGTAAGCACGTTGACTGGCCTGACTACCACTTCGACCAGAGTGTTTAGATCTAGACTTTACCCAATGGACAGCAGCAAGTTGCCTGGTCTGTGCATCTACACAAAATCAGAATCATCTGAATTTGCGACAATGGGATCAAACAGAACTGTATCGCGCAGAATGCGTGTTGCGGTTGAGATATACGTCTCAGGGCTTACTAATTACGACAACTCTCTTGATGGCATTGCTGCACAGATAGAGATTGCGCTGATGACAGACAGAACCAGAGCAGGTCTTGCAAAAGACACAATGATTGTCGGCTTTGATGCTGATTACTCTGGTGATGGAGAAAAGCCCGTAGCTACTGGCACAGTAGAAATTGAGGTGCTTTACCACACTAAGGAGGCGACACCAGAGGTGGCTGTATGAAACGAGTGACTCTTGAATCACCAACTGGTGATAAAATAAACGTGACACCTGATCAGGTTGATTACCTTGTAAGTCGTGGTTATAAGACTGAAGGTGAAAAGCCTCTTAAATCGAAAGTTAAAGCACCAAAGGAGGTGATTGAAGATGGCAACATATAGCGGAAACGAAGGGGTTATTAAGATTGGCGCATCTGGCTTAATGGCCGAAGTTAAGTCATTTTCAGTTGAGCAGACATCAGACACTATTGAAGACACAGTCATGGGTGACGCTTGGCGAACACACAAACCAAGCCTGAAGTCATGGACTGGTTCAGCAGATGTGTTGTTTGACGATACTAATACTACAGGTCAGGGAGCGTGTGTTCTTGGGACTGAGATTACAGTATCTTTCCAAATTGAAGGTAATACGGCTGGCGATCACAAGCTTTCTGGCAGTGCTATTATTACTGCGAAGCCTCTAAGCACATCATTTGATGGCTTGGTTGAACTTAGCATAACTTTCCAAGGTACTGGCCCATTGACTGAAGGAGTTGTTGCGTGAAGTTGATTGAATCAGCAATTCAGCACTTCAGCAATAAAGCAATACGTTCCATTCAAATAGCTGAGTGGGACGTAACGCTTTATGCAAAGAATATGACACTTGAAGACAAGGCTAAGATGTACTCGCGTTCCAATGGAAACGGTACAGATTACCTGATTTACGCGGTTATATTTGGGTTGCAGGATAAGGACGGTGAGCCGCCCTTTACGCTTGAAGACAAGTCATCGCTTAAGTCTAAAGTTGATCCTGAGATTGTTAGCAAACTTGCAAACTTTGTGCTTGCAACAGAAGCTAAGACCGAGGAAGACCGCGAAAAAAACTGATAGATGCTCAAGGGAAGCACACTGAGTTATACTTGATGTACGAGTTAGCTCATACCCTTGGGCAACCCTTATCGGTCGTGCTTGAGATGACCGTTGATGAATTCTATCACTGGTTCACATTCCTGCGCTTAAAGTTTGACAAAGGGAAGCAGCATGGCCGAAAACACCACGATTCTAAACATAACGGCAAAGGATCAAACAAAAGTCGCGTTTGATTCTGTTCAGTCCAATATTGATAGAATGAACCGCAATGGTGTTCGTGCTAACACCAATCTTGATCGTTCTGCCAGACAATCTCGTGCGGGTCTGGCGCAATTCTCATATCAGATTCAGGACATCTCTGTTCAGCTGCAAGGCGGTCAGAGTCCGTTCATTGTTCTTGCTCAACAAGGATCGCAAATTGCTTCAATATTCGGGGCAGGCGGTGCTGTGTTTGGTGCTATTGTTGCTGTCGGTGCTGGCATAGCAACAGCGTTGTTGCCTTCATTGTTTGACTCAACAACAGCTCTTGAAAAGATTAAGGAAGCTGGTGAAGACGTAGACAAAACCTTCAAGGCGTTAGATTCTGGAATCATAGGATTAAGTGACTCGTTCCTGAAAATGGCTGAAGCATCTGGTGTTGCTGCCACCATTGAGCTAAGAAGACAGCGCAGGGAATTGCTTGCAGCAATGGCTACAACTCAATCCGAAATGATTGAACAGGCTAAGTCTTTCAATGCCGTTCTAGAAAGAGCCATGCCGCAAACAGGGTTGATGTTTGAAATTATTAATGCGAATTCTGCTGGAGCTTTGGCAGCAGTAGCAAAACAATACCAAACTTTATACGGCATTACAGAAGAAAATATCCGAAGTTTGCAAGAATTAAGTTCTGCGGCAATGAGCGGCAACGTCTCAGACATTGAGGCTTTCGTTACTGCCTTATCAGAAATACAAAATCAACCTGGTGTCACTGCTGAGTTTAATGAATTAGCTGAATCTCTGTCTGCGTTAATGATTGCAACCATGAACGGCACTGAGCAAGTAGGTCAACTTGAAGCCGCAATTGCTGACATTGATGGATTCATAAATAAAAGCACAGAATCAAACGATGAAAATGCTGACTCATTAGAAAACATGATTTCAAAATTGCAGTATCAGGCTCTGACATTTGACATGTCTGCGTCTCAGATTGCTGTTTATGATGGAATTCTTGCAAACGCTAATATTACACAACTCACAACTATTCAGCAGTTGGCTCAAGAAATTGAGGCGCGTCAACAAAATTCGGAATCAATAAAAGCTCAAGCTGCTGCGGAAGAAAATTTAAGAAAGGAGCGAGAATCAGCAGATGAGGCTGCTCGTAGAAAAGACGAAAGAGCCACAGAAAATATGCTACGCAAGGAAGAGCGGGCAGTAGAGGATTCTTACCGAAGGCAGCAAGAAGCAATACAGACTATTCAAAAAGAACAGACGCAAGCAATGTCAGAGCCTGACAGAATTGCTGCTGAGTTTGATGAGCGTATAAGGATTACTTATGAGGCTCTTCAAGAGCTTGGCTGGCTTGAGACAGAACACGCCAATTTACTCATACGACTTAATCAAGAGAAGGCTGCTGCTGTTGCACAATCTTTGTATGACGAAGAGCAGGCCAGAAGAGAAACTGTACAATCACAAATATCTTTGATGAGCAGCATGGCCTCTAGCATTGCTAATTCATTGGAGGAAGGCACTGCCGTACAGAAAGCGGCTTATCTTGTTTCTCAGGGACTAGCATTTGCTGATGCGATTATTAGTGCAGAACTGGCCTCTGCAAAAGCCCTTGCGCTGTTTCCCCAAAACCCTGCTTATGCAGGCATGATAAAAGCAATGGGATATGCAAGTGCCGGTGTAATTGCAGGCCAAACAATAGCATCGTTTGAAGGCGGTGGATTTACTGGATTTGGCGCAAGGGCTGGCGGCATTGATGGCAGAGGCGGTATGCCTGCAATCGTTCACCCAAATGAGACGATTATTGATCATACGATGGGTGGTGGCGCGGTTAACGTCAACATTACCATTCAGGCAAATGACACCAGAGGCTTTGACGAACTGCTTAACAAGCGCAGAGGCATGATTGCCAGCATGGTTCAGTCATCTCTGAATAACATGGGTAGATCGATATGAGCGGTACATTTCCATCAGATCCAGGGTTTACTGCTGTTAACTTCAGGTCAACTAATTACAACCTGAGCAGCACATCATTGTCTGGCAGGATGCAGGTTAGATCAATCGGCAGTCAGCGTTGGGAGTTTAGTGCATCGTTCCCGCCAATGAACCGGACTGAGTACAGCCCAATAAATGCATTTCTTATCAAGCAGCGCGGAATGCTTGAGTCGTTCCAGATCGTACTGCCTACCGTTTCGCAGAAGTCTGGCAATGCTACTGGATCGCTGACGGTCAATGGTGCTGTCAGTGCTGGCGCAACATCGTTTACTGTGGCTGGCTTAACAGGCACTTTAAAGACTGGTGACATGATTAAGTTTGCCAGCCATACAAAGGTATACATGATCATGGCAGATCGCACTGGCGCAGGCTCAGTGACCTTTGAGCCGCCTTTGCAGGTTGCCATCTCAAATGGCTCGGCGGTAACCTATGACAATGTGCAATTTACCGTTCGTTTGAATAATGATGTTCAAGAGTTTGCATACGCTACTGACAATACTGTTGCCTATGAAATAGATATGATTGAGGTGATTTAATGGCAAGGGGAATTAATGCCTCAACAATATCTGCCTTGCAGACCGACTCTTTCAGCATGTGTCACCTGGTCCAGTTAGACTTTCCGACTGTTATTCGGATTACTGATTGGAATCGGGATATTTCCGCACTAAGCACAACATTCCAAACCTCTGGTCATCTCCTTGAAATAGGGCAAAGCGCAGAAACATCTGAGCCGCGAACTAATTCGATTGATTTGTCACTCTCTGGTGTATCGCAAGAATACATTTCCATATTCTTAAGCAGCAACTACATGGATGTCAGAGCGAGAATCTACGTTGCGGTACTTGCTGAAAACGATACGGTTGTTGGTGCGCCATTTTTAATATTTGATGGCAGGATATCCAATTTTGGCATTGATGATTCTGAGCAGGACAGTGTTCTGTCTGTAGAGATCTCAAGTCACTGGAAAGACTTTGAGCTTCGCAAAGGCCGCAGAACCAATCGTAACAGCCAGCAATATTATTTCCCTGCTGACGAGGGCATGGACTTTGCTGGCGCTGTTGTACAGGATCTCAAGTGGGGGCGTGAATAATGGGATTTTGGACGATAGCAGCAATAGCAGCGTCAATTATATCTGGTGGCGCATCATATGTTCAGGCCAAGAAAGCCGCAAAGATAGCAAAACGTGCAGCAAAGCAGGGTCAAGGTCTTCTGATAAACTCAGATGGCACTAATAACTTTATCCCAGTGATTTACGGTACGCGCAGGATTGCTGGTACTAGGGTTTTTGTTGCGACAGGCGATGATCCGGTTGGAGAGTTTAACGGAATACTGTACCTAGTTTATGTCTTGTGTGAAGGCGAAGTTGACGCGATCACTGACATTTTGATTGATGATTTGCCTACCTCTGATGCACGGTTTGCTTATAGCAACTCAGTATTAATAAACACATTCCTTGGCACGGATGTTCAGACGGCAGATGCAGACTTTATTGCGGCAGACATAGGCTGGACATCTGAGCATAGGCTTAAAGGTCTTGCGTACATTACTGTTAGGCTGAAATGGAACAGCAACGCATTCAGTTCTATTCCAAACATCACTGCATTAGTCAGAGGTAAAAAGGTCTACGACACCCGTACTGCGACCACTGCCTATTCAACTAACCCTGCCTTGTGCATCAGGGATTATTTAACTAACAACAGATACGGAAAGGGTCTTGCTGCTGGAAGCATCGATGATTCATCAATATCTGCTGCTGCGACATTTTACGATAATACCGTGACATTCTGGACGAGTGGGACAGTAGGAAAGCTGTTTGAGTTCAATGCGGTAATCGATACTGAACAGAAGATAATCGACAACCTAAAAGACATGCTGTTTTGTTGCAGAGGTTTTCTACCATACACCAATGGTGTGTACCAGCTAATACCTGACAAAAGTGCATCAAGTGTTTTTGCATTTACAACCAGTAATATTGTTTCTGGCATATCCATCCGTGGCGAGTCAAAAGAAGATAAGTACAACAAAGTTATTCTTACTTTCACTGACCCAGATAATAGTTTCCAAGAAAATACTGCCATATTCCCTGATGCTAGTGATACATCGTATTTGGTCGCTGACAATAACGTGGAGTTAGTAGGCGATTTTGAACTCCCCTGCATCACTAACTATTATGCTGCGCGTGATTTGGCAAGGGTTTTCCTACTTAGGTCTCGTAATGCGCTTAGATGTGCATTTAACGCTAATAGCGATGCACTTAACTTAAGTGTTGGAGATGTTGTAACTGTAACGCATCCAACGCCAGGATTTAGTGCAAAGCCATTCCAAGTTGAAGAGCTGACCATAAACTACGATGGCACATGTAGGGTTTCCCTGCTTGAGTACGACAGCTCTATTTACACTTATGACCCAGCATCTGAGCAATTGTCTTATCCAGATACAGATCTGCCAAATCCATATTCTATCGCTGCTCCGACAAGCTTTGTTGTTACCGAAACAACTTACCTGTCGTCTGATGGGACTCTAGTTCCAGAGATCAAAATAACCTGGACAGCATCAGCAGATGCATTTGTTGACTATTATGAGTTTGAGTTTAAGAAGTCAGCAGATACTGCATATCAATCAGCGATTGCCTATCAGCCAGTTTATGTAAACACTTTTGGTGTTATTGGCACTACTTACAATATAAGAGTAAGGGCTGTTAATTCGTTGGGAGTGACCAGCAGTTTTCTTACTAGTAGCTATACCGTTGTTGGAGATACCACTGCGCCTGCAATCCCGACAACGCCAACGATTGTAGGTGACTATAACCAAGTGACAGCCACATGGTCTGCGGCGACTGAGAAGGACTACAAGGAGTCATGGGTATATCAAAACACAACAGGCACTACGCCTAGCCTTGACCCTGCTATTAACGCCCCATTCAGAAAAGTTACAGGAAACACTGTAACAGTGTCAGGGCTTGCACCAAGCACAACCTATTATGTATGGGTGCGAAACGTAGACTTCAGTGATAACCGATCAGGTTTTAGCACTGCGGGGACGTTTACAACAACTGCTGGCATCATATCTTCAGAGATTGCCGACAATGCGGTTACAACAGCCAAAATAAATGGCTCTGCTGTAACTGACGTAAAAATAGCAGCCAATGCTGTTACCACCGAGAAGATAAACGCACTAGCGGTAACTGCCGCAAAGGTTGCAGATTCGGCCATTGAAACAGCAAAGATAGCAGCATCTGCGGTTGATGCAGGCAAATTAGCCTCTAATGCTGTGACTACAGATAAAATTAACGCTTTAGCAGTAACTGCTGCAAAAGTTGCGGCCTCTGCAATCGAAACATCTAAAATTGCTGATCTTGCAGTTGAGACTGGTAAGTTGGCAAACGCTGCTGCGACTGAAGCTAAAATAGCTGCGAATGCAATTACTGAAACTAAGATTAGCGATAACGCAATAACAACACCAAAGCTAATTGCTGGTGCGGTTACTGCGGCCAAGATTACAGCCGGAACCATTACAGCTAATGAGATTGCAGCATCTACGATAACTGGCGCAAAAATTGCAGCAGGAACTTTAACTGCTGGGAATATCGCGGCGCTAACTATTACTGCTGGTGAAATAGCAGCAGATGCAATTACAACAGATAAAATATTGGCTAATGCCATAACAGCAGCAAAGATTGCAGCAAGCACAATTACAGCAAACGAAATAGCGGCCAGTACAATTACAGGTGCAAAGATTGCAGCAGGTACAATTACTGCTGGCAACATACAGGCTTTGACGATCACCGCATCAGAGATTGCTTCAAACGCCATTACAGCTGGGAAAATACTTGCTGGCGAGATTACAGGCGACAAGATAAGCAGCACATTTACAACGACCAGCAACCTTGTTTTGACAACAAACGGAAAACTATACACTGACGGCAAAACAAGTGCGGCAAGCGCAGCAGGGGGTGTGTTCCTTGGGCATGATGGTGCGTCAAATTATGATTTTGCTGTGGGCGATAGCACAAATTCAATTGTGTGGGATGGCTCTGCTGGTACGTTTACAATCACAGGTGAAGTCATTGTTCTTGGCAGTCTAAAAGCAGATTCAGCTAAAACCTTTGATGGCTCAAACTTTATGTATGAGCTAGGCACTGCGACAACCATTTCAGGGTACAGTGGCGCAAGTATATTAAGGACGCAAAAAACTACCAGCTTTGCTCTTGGCACTATTACGACTGGCTCAAACAGTTTTGCTCTTGCAGGGCAAAGCACGAACGCTGCTGGAGCTGGTTACGGTGGCGCATTTGTAAACAGTACAGCATCAGGCGGCACAAGTCACAGGACTGAAGCGTACCTGACCAATTCTAGTCAGTCTGGGCTATTCCTGCACACATCAAGCACTAATCAAGCAATACTGGGTAACGCAACATACGCTGGCAACTTTACCGGCAACGTGAATGTTACAGGCAACATCACAGCCACAGGAACGATTACTCCATTTACCGGCTCGCACGATGGTGTGTTAGATAACGCTATTGAGCCTGAACTGGGTGACATACTTGTAGATGTATCCGTTATTGCTAAGGAGTCTGTCAACGATACCTTGACCCGCATGGCTTTAAGCAGCGCAGCAAACCAATGTGCTATTGGTGTTTATTCTGGCAACCGTGAAGATACATATCTGCCACTGGCAATCAGTGAGCCTGGCGATCCGATTGTGGTTACTCCCTACACATCAATACCAGGTGACAGAGTATTAAGGCCAGAGTATGCCCACCTGCTAGACGATTCGCGTATAATAGGCTGTAACAGCGTAGGGGAAGGCCAGATTAACGTGTGTGGCGAGTCTGGCAACATCTCTGCCGGTGATCTGATAGTGACATCGAGCATGGCTGGTAAAGGCATGAAGCAAGCTGATGATATAATCCGAGCCAAGACGGTTGCCAAAGCGCGTGAATCAATAACCTTTACCGATCCGACACAAGTTAAGATGATAGCCTGCATCTACCTTTGCGGCTAAGGGGCGAACATGAACTGCGACACAGAATTGATTTATTTGGTCAAAGATGACAACGGCAGTCAGATTCAGTGCATCTTAACCAGAGAAAACACTGGCTTGCCTGTTAATTTAACAGGGGCAACAGCTAGGCTTAGATTTAGAAAGAGCAAAACTAAGACAATACTTTTTACTCTGACAAATGTTAGCGGGGAATCAATTGATCTAACGCAGGGGCAAGCTGTTTTTGTTTTTTCATCAGCGAACTTAAACATTCCTTCTGGCTTGTATGAAGGTGAAATCGAAGTTTCTTTTTCAGGCGTAAATGTAGAATCGGTTTATGAGCTTATCCATTTCCAAGTTAGAGATGACTTCTGATGAGTGGTTCAAAATTTATACCTAACGCCTTGATAGCATCCGTAAGATCAAGCAGATTAATATTTGACTCCGTAAAACGAGGCATATTTTATATTGCTCCTGCGATACAGTCGGTGTTGCAAGATCAAGTTACGATTTCAGAAGCTGTAATTACGATATTTGGAAAAATAAAGTCGGAAACTATTACGCTTGTTGAATCAATCAGCCGTGAATTCTCTAAAGTATTATCTGATTCGTATACCGTTTCTGACACGCCATCTATAGGTGTTAGCAAGCCCTTAAACAATACATTCACGGCATCTGATCTTTTTTCGATTCAAGTAAATTACATCCGAAGCCCTAATGATTTAAATAATGTAAGCGATTTCTCCTCGTTTATTGTCAATAAGCAACTTGCAGACTCCATCAGCATATCGGATTTAGCAGTCTTAAGTTTCGTTAGATTTGCCGACCTTTCTGAAGTTTTGAATGCAAGTGACGCTCAAATTATATCAGTTAGCTCTGCCTCATCTGATGCTGGGGCTGTTGGTGACAACATAAGTCTATCAGCAAGTTACATTAGGTCAGTAGATGACTTTTCAGGCGCTTCAGACTTTGCTTTGTTTAATGTTGCAAAGGTTATCACCGATGTTGGCACGATTGGTGATGCGATTCTATTATTGCTCACGGCAGTTAAAACCTTCTCAGACGCTGCTGATACAGCAGACTTGATATCAATGTCTCTGGATAAGCCTTTGCCTGATGAAGGCCAAGTTAGCGACACAGCGGCGCTTCAAGTTTCATACCAAAGAGAGTTTTCTAATGCTGGCAATGCAACTGATATTTATGTCCAATCTGCTGGCAAAGTATTAAATAACATTGGTTTTACGTCTGATGCGTTTAGCCTTTCGGTATCTTATGTTCTATCTAATTCAGGCCAAGTTTTAGATTTGGCTGAATTGTCTGTTGCTAGGGGATTAGCGGATACTGGATCAGTATCTGATGCCATCCAGATTCAGGCTGCATATGAAAAACAATTTTCAGACGCGCCAGCAGCTGTGGATAATTTGACCACAAATTTCGGCAAGACTGAAAATAACAGTTCCTCTGTACTTGAGGCGGTATTGTTGTTTATAGGGATTGACAAAAGTGATATAATCAATGGAACTGATGCAGGATACCTGTTGAATCAGGATTATGTTGATAACTCGTTCTACTTTGCTGACGATTACGTTGGCACTAAACGTACATTCTAAGAGGTGTTACTATGATTCAGGAACAAATGAGCGTAAAAGGCCGCTTAAGTGTCGTTTTACGCGATGCTGACGGCAAAGTAAAACAATCACAAGACATTCCAAACCTTGTGGTCAATACCGGACTTGCGTTTATTGCAAGTCGCATGAAAGACACAACCGATGCTGCTATGACCCACATGGGTGTCGGCTCTGGCACAACAGCTGCCGCTGCTGGCAACACTGCGCTGCAAACTCAGATCGGATCTAGAGTCTCTCTGACATCAACTACCGTCACTGCTAACGCTACTGCTTATGTTGCTACCTTTGCAGCAGGCGTGGGAACTGGAGCTGTAACTGAAGCAGGTATATTCAATGCTTCAACCGCTGGCACGATGCTGTGTCGTACAGTGTTCAGCGTAGTAAACAAGGGTGCTGATGATACGCTCCAGATCACCTGGACTATCACACTTAACGCAGCTTAATACAGTGAGGGCGAGTCATGTCTACAGTCGTTACGAGGGCAGGCAAAGGCTCGCCCCTTACTAATACCGAAGTTGATTCTAACTTCACGAATCTTAATACCGACAAATTGGAGCGAAACGGCTCCAATCTCGCTACCAAACTTGCGTTTGACACCACTGCCGCACTAACTCCAGCAACAGGCCAACTGGTCTGGGATGCGGACACAGGTACTGTTGACATTGGTTTAGCAGGGGCGACTGCGCCTGTCTTTAGTGTGGGTGAAGATCAGTTTTATCGAGTAATCAACCAGACAGGCTCAACCATTGCCAAAGGCGTTTTGGTCATGGCTGCTGGCACTGTCGGCAACTCTGGCAAGATTAAAGTTGCTCCGTGGAACGGAGCGCAGCCGTCTAAAACCATTATGGGTTTGACACTGGCGGCTATCCCTACAGAAAATGACCCCACTGAAAGCGGTTTAGGTTATGTACTTGCCTTTGGCAAGGTTAGCGGCATCCAGACCAACGGTGCGAACTACGGCGAAACTTGGGTCAACGGCGACATTATTTACGCTGGGGCAAGTAGCGGCCTGACCAAGACCTTGCCTGCTGCGCCCAATACTAAAACTACGATTGCCATTGTAATTAGCGCACATGCGTCAAACGGCACGTTGTTTGTCAGACCTAGTTATGGCTCTAGTCTTGGTGAAGATGAGCTGGTGCAGCTTTCAGGGCTGGCTAACGCTGATGTGCTGTCTTATGACTCAACTGACGGCAGGTTTGAGAATAAAACGCTGTCTGCCGCTGGCATTTACGCGACAAGCAACCCTGCTGGTTACACCACAAACACTGGCACAGTAACCTCAGTCGGTGGCACAGGTACAGTCAACGGCATTACCCTGACGGGTACGGTCACAAGCTCTGGAAGCCTGACACTGGGGGGGACTCTTGCAGGGGTTGATTTGGCTTCTCAGGTTAGTGGGACTCTACCTGTTGCCAACGGCGGCTTTGGCCTAACAACGCTGACTGCGAACAACGTGATCTTGGGTAATGGCACATCAGCCCCTACTTTTGTAGCACCCGGCACAGCGGGTAACGTCCTGACAAGTAACGGCACAACGTGGGCATCTGCTGTTCTTCCAGCGGGGGGTTTGACCTACGTAGTTAAGACAGCCAACTACACCACTTTTGACAAAGAAGGCGTACTCGCCAACACCTCTGGCGGTGCGTTTACCGTTACTTTACCGGCAACTCCGGCGACAGGCGCTCAGGTAGTCGTTGCCGATGTAGCCAATAATTGGGAAAGTAATAATCTGACAATTGGTCGCAACGGCTCTACCATTGACGGTCTAGCAGAAAACCTAGTTTGTGATCTTAATGGCGTAAGTTTGCAGCTTGTTTACACTGGCTCAACTTGGAAAGTTTACACATCTTTTTAAGCGAGATTTAGAATGAGCGACCAGACACAAAATAGCCATGAAAAAACCCCTGAAGAACTTGAGGCTGAGTGCAAGGCTGTTTGTGAAAGAAAGTCTCAAGAAATTCAAAAAATCGTTGATGAGCAAAACACAAACTAATAAAGCGTTGCAGGGTAAATTATGGCTACATTATCATCAGTAATAACTCTAATTTCACGCGAAAGAAAGCGTGAGGTTACTGCAAGTACATCGACTATCTCAATTGATTTAAACACAGGAGATCAAGCCTCGGTTTTTAAGTTGACTTTGAGTGCAAACACCACACTTACTTTTACCAACCCACCTCCAGTACCAAACGGAGAAACCTTTTCTTTTGTGTTAATGACGCTTAACGATGCAACAGCTGGTAGGGCTTTGGTTTTTGGTAACACAATAAAATGGGCTGGAGGAATACTGCCGCCACGTAACACATCCGCAAACTCTTTAAGTATTTGGTCTTTTATTATAGAGAACGGGGTCTACTACGGTTCGCTGTCAATCGATGACGCTAAGTGAGGCAGTAGAATGAAGGCTTTTAAGACGCTAAAACTTGAAAAGACAAACGTAGCTAATAAGGCAACGGTAAGTTTTAACTCTCCGGGCAACTACGTTGCGCCTTACGGTAAAACGATTGTTAGAGTCTCAGGGCGAGGCGCGTCAGGGAACGCCACAACTGGCGGTAACTACGCTGGCGAATCGTATGTCTCGACAAATCCTACTACCGGCGGTAATTACGCTGGCGAATCCTATGTATCAACAAACCCTACTACGGGTGGCAACTACGCTGGTGAGTCATACGTATCAACAAATCCCACAACTGGCGGTAACTACGCTGGTGAGTCGTATGTCTATACAAACCCATCTACCCCCGGCAACACAGTGCCGGGCAACACAGTGCCGGGCACTTGTGTTTTGACTTTATATCAGTATTTTAGCGACTACAACACTGTTGCTTACGCTGAGTTTCCTGGACCATGTAGCCCATTTGAACCTAGTGGTTGTGAGCCGTATGCTGGTGGAGGTAATTACTGTAAAATATACAGTGTTTATAACAACCCTTCGTCAACAAACCCATCTACAACAAACCCCACAGTTCCGGGTAATGATGTCTACACCCCGTACTATAACCCAACAGTTCCGGGCAACGCCAATTACACCCCTTATTACAACCCCACCGTTCCGGGCAACGCCAATTACACCCCTTATTACAACCCTACGGTTCCGGGCAACGACAATTACACCCCGTACTATAACCCTACGGTTCCGGGCAACTCAGGGACACCTGCTAATATAGCTGGCGTTACCTTTCCGGGCGGCGCGGCTGACTCGGTGGCTCCAACTGTACCACCAACAGCAACAACGCTATCCTATAGTCCTTCAGGGTTTTCAGTGACTGTGCCGTCAGGTGGCTACGTAAACTTAGACAACATTTAAGGCAAACGCTAATGCGAAATATAGACCTTCACGTACCACCAATGGAACTCTTCTGTGTGTGGGGCGGCGCTTTTACTCCTGAAGAGTGTTCAGCCGTAAAAAACATTGGAGAGTTGTTTGAGTTTGAAAAAGGGAAAATTGGTAGCGGCGAATCTGAAACAAGAAATAAAGATATACGCGACACTGATATTACATGGATTCAGCCAAAAGACGAATTTAAGTGGGTTTTTGAGAAGATGGCTGTCCTGTTAAGCAAAATAAATTTTGATAAATTCCAACTTGATTTAAAGCGTTTTGACGGCTTTCAGTACTCAAAATATAAAGAGAAAGGCCACTACGATTGGCACACTGACACTATACATACGCCGCCTGATGGGCTTTATAGAAAGCTATCGCTAACACTAATGCTTACAAATCCAGAAGAATATGAAGGCGGCGAGTTTTTAATAAATACCAAAGGCGACCAAGATAAAGAGGTAGCGACTTTAAAAGTAAAAATGGGCGACCTGCTTGTTTTTTATTCGCATTTGCCGCACAAAGTCGTGCCGGTTACCTCTGGAATCAGGGTTACGCTCGTTACTTGGGCGTTGGGTGCGAAACTAAAATGAAGCTGCTAAAATTGTTTAGCTCCGACATTATGGAATTTTATTGCCATGCTGATATTTTTGGCAGCATTCCTGAGCCAATCCCTGCTTACAAACTTATGCCAGATTGGTTTAAAAAAATCCCTGCTGTTTGCCCCGCAAACACTAGAGATATGTTTGGCGGTAAGATTTTAACAGCTAAAAAGTGTATGCCCATGTTGGACGCGCTATCCGTTGGGTATATTATCCCGCTGTTCGGGGACGTAAATGTACGGGTTTGCGAAAACGGGAAGTTTATAGAAGCTGGAAATAACGGGCTTGGCTCACCTATTGAATTCCATGATGTACAGCAGTTGGGGGGCATCACTTCGCCGACCTACCCAGCTCCAGCGGTAAAGTTTGTTAACAAATGGATTATTAAAACCGCACCGGGGTACTCCACGCTTTTTATGCCTCCGCTAAACAGTTTTGAGTCTCGATTCACCTGTTTAAGCGGCGTTGTAGATACAGATACCTTTGACAGAGAAGTAAATTTTCCGGCTGTTTGGCATAAATTTGGCTGTGACGAAATACTTCCAGCGGGTACGCCCCTAGTAGTTTGCATACCGATAAAGCGGTCAGATATGAAAAAAGTTGCGGCTCCTCGTGCCATGACAAACAATGAAGCGAAAAGCGCGGAAAAAACGCGGAAAAAACAAATATCTCGCCGTGGGGTTTACACGCACGAATTAAGAGAAAAACGATGAAGTTCTTTAAAGACTCAGCGCCTATAATTAAGTTTAAGTCTTTCGTTGGAAACTTTGCAGTTGCCACGCCAGTTGTTGCTGCCAGAAGGATAAAACCTAAGTGGATAAAGCCACAAGCTAACCCAGACAAAAGATTTAATGCTTGCCCTGGTATGCTTGACTACGCAAACGCTGGATACATAATTACTGCACACACAGACATACACATTAAAGCGAACAGTGTGGGAACAGCAGTACGATTAGGGTATATACCGAGTTGCGCTGCACAAATAAGCAATACAAGCCTATTTGACTTTGATATTGTAGATGGCATGTGCGCGATTAATGGGGTAAAAAAACAAGCTGTAAAAGTAATACTGCCGTGGTCTGTACAAGCTAAACCGGGATATTCAGCGTATTTATTGCCAGCTATCATGCACTCCGACTTCGCTGACAAAATATTCGTTTATCCTGGAATCGTAGACAATGACAATTTCCACACAACAAATTTTATTTTTACGCCAATAACTGAGTGTGAGTTTACGATTCCAGCCGGTGCGCCTCTGCTACACGTTTTGCCTTTTAGACGAGAAACGATAACCGCAGAGTGCGACAAAGCAACTGAGCAAGAGGTAGACAAACATATATTTAGTACGCCATCAAAGCTAAAGCATTACTACAGAAAATTTCTGTGGTCTAAAAAAACGTATTTAATGCAATGCCCTTACGAACACCGAGGCGAAAAATGAGAAATCAAAATTGGTATTACCTTTGTGACCTAGTTAACAAGGTAGCTACAGATATGTTTCAGCTTCCTGATGTGTGGGGCAATATCACTGGCATGGCGCAGCTTACCAGCGAAGAAGTCGCTGATTTAAGTTGGGCAGGGCTAGAAGGCAAAGGTCTATTGTCGGAGGCTGCGGCGCTGGATGCAGGAGTGTCTATCGAAAGTATCGCAGCAGCAAAAGAAATAGGGGCGCTTGGCTGTGGCAATCAAGTACGAGCGAAGCGAGATTTACTGCTTTCTCAATCCGACTGGACACAAGTTGCTGATGCTCCAGTAGACAAAACAGCGTGGGCTACTTACCGTCAACAGTTAAGAGACATCAGCGCAAACGAAGGCTTCCCGTGGACAATAGAGTGGCCTACGCAACCAGAGTGAGGTATATCATGCCCGAATCAAGCCTGATTGACATGTTAATTGCCGGAGCCGGTGCTGTAGTAGCCTGGTTCGTCAAATCTACTCGCGAGGACAACAAGGAACAAGATCGCAAGATCGAAACGCTGCAACGTGAACAGGCTGCTCTGTTAAGCCGCGAGGAGTTTAGGCAAGACATGCAAACCTTCAGGCAAGAGATGAATCAGAACTTTGACAAAGTTTTCAGCAAGCTGGACAAGAAGGCAGATAAGTAATGCTTGATCCCGTCTCGGCCTTAGCCATAGCCACATCTGCCTACAAGGTCATCAAACGTGGCATTGAGATGGGCAGAGAGCTGGAGGACATGGGCGGTCAGTTGGGGACTTGGTTCAAAGCCGTCAGCGATGTTAAGAACGCGGAGGAAGAGGCCAAAGACCCGCCGCTTTTTAAGAAGCTTATGTTCTCCGGCAGTGTCGAGCAAGAGGCGATGCAAGCCCTAGTAGCCCGAAAGAAGATCGAGCAGCAAGAGAAAGAACTGCGGGAACTGATAGTCTACAAATGGGGCGTTGAGGAGTACACGGCAATGATGCGTGACCGCGCCAAGATTAAAGACACGCGGGAAAGAGCAATACTGAACCAGCGCCGTAAGATGCGTAAGCTCATTCAGAATGTTTTAACCGTCACCGTCCTGCTGGGGCTGGTGGGCATCATAGTCGCATTTGTGATCGGCATTATTCAGAATCTGAGGTAATTACCATGTTGAGTTTAATATCAAGTCTGATGGGTTTCGCTGCTGGCGGTTTGCCGAAGGTGCTGGATTTCGTCCAAGATCGTGGCGACAAGAAGCACGAACTGGCTCTGATGGCTATGCAGCGTGAGCGCGAGATTGCTCTGGCAAAGGAAGGCTTTATTGCCCAAGCCCGTGTCGAAGAGATCAAGACCGAGCAGATTGCAATGCAGACACAAGCGCAGGAAAAGCTGGCGATGTGGAAGCATGACATGAAGATCGGCGAAGGTGCATCAACCTGGGTGATTAACCTACGCGCCTCTGTTCGCCCAGTCGTAACATACATTTTTGTTGGCCTGCTGGTAGTCGTGGATATTGCCGGTATCTGGTACGCCTATTCAACCGGCGTGGCGTTTGCACAAGCGATGGAAATGGTTTTCTCTGATGACGAGATGGCTATTCTGGCCGCAATCATCAGCTTCTGGTTTGGCAGTCAGGCTTTCTCCAAGAAATGAGAACATCCGAGGCGGGGATACAGTTGATCAAATCCTTTGAGGGTTGCCACAACATACCGTACAAATGCCCCGCTGCGCTGTGGACGGTGGGGCGTGGCCGAGTGCTGTATCCTGACCAAGCGCGGTTGAAGAACGACGAGAGAGCCAACTACCCGCTACGCGCAGAACATAATCGGGTGTTTGACAATGATGAAATTGACGCGCTTCTTGAAGCGGATTTACAACGCTTTGAGGCGGGAGTATTACGACTATGTCCTGCTGCTGCTGATAATCAGTGCCACTTGGATGCAATGGTCAGCTTTGCGTTCAATGTGGGGTTAGGGAACTTGCAGTCATCTACCCTGCGGATGAAGTACAACAGGGCAGACTACGATGGCGCAGCAGACGAGTTCCTCAAGTGGACTAAAGCTGGTGGCAAAGTACTCAATGGCTTAGTCAGGCGCAGAGAAGCAGAAAGGGCGTTATTCCTCTCCGGCGGCTAGTCTA